TAATCTAATCTTGCTCGCTACTCAAACGCCTCCAAGATTATTAGCATTCCAATTGCAGCGTGACCCTGATCTTTCCAGCCTGAAATCGCAGGTGGGTACAACGTTAATAATTGGACATTGCAAGACGACACCGGAGCGTCTAAAACTCTGGCTGCTCAGGTTGTTCAGTGTAACAACACAGACACAGGGCATAACGTATTAGCTGAGGAAGTGCTTTTACACTGATACAGTTGCGCCAGATGACCCAACAGCAAGACCAATAACGCTGGTCGAGAGTGAAAACAATGTAAGCCTTCGCGATAAATACGATGCTCTTTACGGTGAACCAGACGCCTCCACAACAATTATCGTGACGATTGAAGCAGGCACTATAATTGGGAGCACATCGACAAGTCTTTACGCACTGAGAACAGGCCTATGGCCAGAAGGTCCAACTATCACCATCAACAACTTTGGCCGGGTTCAGGGGGAAGGGTGGCTCCGGTGGTCGCGGTGCATTAATAACATCGGACGGGGGAACAGACGGATACACTGGCAATAATGGCGGGGATGCCATGCTGGTCGAATATGATGTCAGTATTGATAATACGTCAGGCGATATTTGGTCGGGTGGCGGCGGTGGTGGCGGCGGCGGCCATGCTGGTGCAGTTACACCATCCACCAATGTGCGCGTTATTGTGAGCGGGTCAGGCGGTGGGGCGGCGGCAGGAACATCATCATCGTCCGGGGGCCTTGGTGGTGTTAACAACTTTACCATAGATGGCGGCGGTACATTAATTAAAGAAGTTGGTAATACTGGTCAATCAAGCACATCCGCATCACCAGGCGATGGTGGTGTAGGCGTCAGTGCTGGTGGATCTGGAACAAATGCAACAGGTGGTGATGGTGGTGATGGTGGTGGCCGGGCCTCAGTGGTTCAAGCGGCACAGCAGGCGTTGCCAATGGAACAAACACTAGCGTTACATCAGGCGGCGCAGGAGGCTCCCCAGGCGACGCAATAGTACAGACAACAGGAACGGCCACGATAACAGGAACAGGTGATATTCGCGGAGGAGTGGTGTAAAATGGGGTATGAGACGGATTCTATCAGGAACAAGAACCTGGCGCTCACGACAGAACTGGGCCAAGTGCGGGCTGAATGCCAAGCCTTACGAAACGACATGGCGATGATGAAACAAAGCATGGCCAGGGTGCGATCCGAGTCTGCCGCCGAGATCCGCAAGGCTAGGCAGCAAAGGAAAACACGCGTCGTGGTCAGGGAAGTGAAAGTTCCTGGCCCGGTTCGTATTGTTGAAAAGCCAATAGAAAAGAGAGTTCCTGGGCCAATTAGGACAGTTGAAAAAACCGTTGAAAAGATTGTTCGCGGCCCGGATAGGATTGTTGAAAAGATTATTGAGAAAAAAGTTCTAGGGCCGGTGCGCATTGTAGAAAAGCTTGTGCCAGGCCCGGTTCGGACAGTGACCGTACCTGACGAAGAACAAAAAGCGGAGGCTGTTAAATGGAAACGCCTTCATAGCAAATTGAAAATTCAAGTAGAAGATTTGGTCAGGAGGCTCAATGTCGGTAATTAGTTCAAACATTGTCATCAGTCAGACGCCTCCACGACAGAACATAGTGCAGCGGGTCGTTGCTGTGCGAAACGTGACATTCCAAATAGTATGGCGTCGAACAAATAGGGTGCGAACATGATCATTGAAATGATAAAAGGTGACGACTTGCGCGTTATTCTTAACGTCCGGGATACGTCCGGGGATGTGGTCGATTTAACAGGCGCCACGTCAATCGAGTGGGCAGCAGCAACGAACTACGGAGCCACCCCTGCACTGACAAAAACACTGGCGGCGGGGACAATAGTTATAAGCGGCCCCGGAGTCATTTACTTTGATATTGAATCAACAGATAGCGGCGCTCTTTCAGTCGCTAACTATAAACAAGAGACGCAAATTGTGACGAACGGCGGCCTGACCTACACTGTTGGTCAAGGCGTCTTGCGTATCAAACCCGAAATCATTGGAGCTTAATTTATGACAAGTCCAGTATGGCAAGCAACGGTCACAGATGATACCGGTGACGTATTACCCGGCGCACAGATTGACGTAGTGATCGAGAGTACGGGAACTGATGCAACACTGTTCAGCAACCGAGCGGGAACGACATCACTATCAAACCCATTCTTTGCAGACTCAGAAGGCTTTGCTCAATTTTACACAGATGCAGGCGCTTACAGAATAACAGCCACTGCATCCGGTGGAGGAACGACTAGAACATGGCGCTATGTTTCTCTGTTTGATTTTGATGCTAACGTTGGAACAGCCGCTGGGGAGGTTCCTACTAATGCGGATATCGCGTACAAGCTCTTTAAAAAACAAACTCATCAACCGTTATTTTTACTAAAACTGGTAATTTTACAGTAGACACAAGCCAAGAATTTTATGCAGAAGCGGGCGGTTCACTATTAACTATCGCGTCAGGTACAGCTATCACGATGCCCTCGGCAACGACTGGCACTGATTATGCTGTATGGTTAAAAACAGACGGCACTTTAGAAGCAACTACCAACTTTACATCACCACCTGCAACCGATGCACGTAAAATTGGTGGCTTTCACTACGCGGCTGGTGGCAATGCTGCTGCACAGGCAGGCGGTAATTCTACTGCACAGATCAATGAATACTCATTTTGGGATTTAAGTTTTAGACCCGCTTGTGATGACCCGCGCGGTATGACTTTAGTCGCAGGTGGTTTCTGGTCAGATATTTACTTGTTAAACACCAATCCTGATGTAAATGGAACGTCTAAATATGGCGAGACAATTGCGAATGGCTCTAGTCCTCCGGTTATCCCAGCAACTTTGGGCGGTAATGGCTCTACGACTTACGGATCATTAACTTGGTTCGAAGCGATGTCGATAGCAACAGCCATGGGCAAGAAAGCATTTACTCAGCCTCAGTTTATGACCGCGATGTACGGCGTGACGGAAGCTACAGACGCGGGAGTCGATCCTGTTTCAACTGGACTAGACGCCCCTAGAACTTCACGGTGGGGGTTATGCAAGCCAACGGTAACTTACGAATTTGGGCGCAAGATAGAGGCGGGCCTTTTGCGGGCGAATCCTGGAATGCAGATACCGACGGGTTTGGGTCAGAGTTCAATGCACCAAATGCTTCGCTCCTTGGTGGCCACTGGTTCAGCGGTGTCGACTCCGGTTCTCGTTCTTCGCTCTGGAGCGTCTCGGCGTCGGGTTCGTTCGGCAACGTCGGGTTGCGTCTCTTGGCAGACCATTTACAGGTGGATTAAATATGTTTCGACGCCTTTCTATATAATGGAGAATTGACATGACAATCAACACGAAAGAAGACCTAAATGCCCTCACCGGCACACCTGAATACGATAGGTTCATGGTAAGCCTCCGAGGTTCGTTATTCAATATCTATAAAGAAGATAACGAGTGGATCGCTGACGAAAGCAATGATGTAATCGAACGTTTCGGGCTAACCCGCGCAGACTTTGAGCCTATTGAACAGCCAGTTCTGCCCATCAATGAAACGGCGGAGAAGATAGCAGCACGCTCTAAATCTGTAATCAACAAAGATTTAAAGAGGGCACGGGATCAGGCACTAGCTGCACTAAGTCACACATTACCCAACGGCGACATTGTGCAAGTACGCCCGACGGATATGCCAAACTTTAGCATAGCCATTGCAAACGGCAGGCCCAAGGACTGGGTACTATCTGATAACTCTGTGCACGAACAACTGACAGTCACAGAAATGCAGGCGGCTGTGGCCGATGGTATCGCACAGGGTGAAGCTATTTGGCAGTCGTACACTGACTATCTGAAGTCTCTGTGAGTATTATAAGAGGCCTACTCGCATCAGTGACCTATTGGGGATTAGCAGTAGGGACTTTCTACTTTTTCTGGTGGCTGAATCCTTTGTTGCTGTACTTTTACCTCACAGCCCTAGCATTACTAATTGTTCGACATGCCTTCGGTATCCGCAACTGGCTAACCAAATTAGGCGACAGGATTATGACCAGCATAGACCAGCATTGGAACGTAATATGCTCGCCAGTGCTCAATCTATTTGTCAGAACAGAACATCGTTTTGGCGACCCTGATGAAACAGCTTCTAGCGTTGTTGGTAAGAATCTTCGTGATACTAATGACGCTGAGTGGCGCTATATTGAGTTTGTAGCATCTTGGCTATTAGAGGGCGGGAAGCCGCATTGTATACCGTCTATAGAAGATTAGCAACGAGAATCATAAGTCTTCTTTAACAAAAGGATAATAGAATGGCAATACCTAATCAGAACACACCAGAGCTAGATTTACGGCAGATAATTATAGACATATCAGCATCTGAAGGTTGGGCGTTGCTTGCGAATCAAGTATTTGTAGGAGGTTTTCAAGATGACTTCTACGGTAATGATTATCAAATTGTAATAAAGGCTATAAGTAGTGACATAAATCCTAAGTGGCAGTTCGATAATTTTACATTTGTCATACTGGTGTTTGGAAAGAATGAGATGTCTAAGGCTGAAATATCTAATACTAGTTGGGCTATCCACAATGCCCTTGTAGGTAGAGATACAACATACCTTGACGCTAGTAACCGTAGCTACCAACAATTCAACTCAGTAGTATCTCCATACGATGGAGGGTCAACACCCGAAGCTAGACCTCTCTACGTACAAAGAATATCAGTTAATAGACAAATATTAACAGATGAGAACAATAGACAAGCCTTGTAGAACACATACAGTGAAATCTAATCGTAATACGTAAACTTGTGCCACTTGGTACTGCTGAAGGTAGCACCGAAGGTATTACCAATTAGCATGCACCTCTGAGATGGAGGTGAAAAAGAATCTAAACTAATAATCTCAGAGGATATTTATAATGGCTACGCAAGATAAGATAGTCCAAATTGCAGAATTGTCACAGGATGGCAACTACACCGTAACTGGTGATTGGGTTACATTCCCATCTCCAGGTGCTGAACTGACCCTAGAAACAGCGGAAGAAGATAACACTATCTTTGGTACTGGTAGCTTTGAAAGCTCACTAGGCACCATCGCTAGTCACACCCTCTCTATGTCTGCCTATCTACGTGAGACCGCTGGTTATAACGCACAGTTGAAGAAAGGTGGGAGTCCTACTTCATCTGCGGGTGAACCCATGTCACTTGATTCTGGACAGACTTATGTAGTGACTGATAGCACCAAGAACTTCTGGGATGCTGCCACCCCTGCTGTTGTTTACGACGATTCTACTGAAGTTGATGCTGCTGACATTGAGAGTATTGATTACTTGTTCGGACGTGTCACATTTGATGCAGGCTATACAGTGAATGGTACTGTCACTGTAGATATTGATTATGTAGCAACCACAGCTTTCGGTAATGCTAACAGTGTTGATATTACTCAGACTGCTGGTACTAACGACACTACCACATTTGAGAGTGCTCAAGCTGATAGTGGCTTTAGTCAGATGGAACCAGCCTTGCTGACTGTTGATGCTGAGTTGTCCGGTTTCTACAATACATCCTCCACCTTCTTTGCAGAGTTGAAGAGCCAAGATAACTTGCTGGTAGAGATCGACTGGACAGGTACTGGTGAATTCCTAAGCCGTGGCCTTTTCCGTGTGAACTCCTTGAACCAGTCTGGCGATGTTGGTGATGTAGAAGAGACTTCTGTATCCCTCTCAATATCTTCTCTGGAGGGTTCTGTACCCTACTCTTTCCAGTTTGATGACACGGCTGGTTCTGAAGTGAGTCCTTCTTTCAAGACTGTTTCAAATGCTTGGTTGAACCGAGAGTATATTGGTTTCCGTTATGCTCCTACAGGTGATGCCACTGGTGAAGTCTACTACGAAGGTAAAGCATGTATCACCGACACCTCTATCTCTAACAGTGTAGATGGTATTGCTGAGCTGAGTGTTGAGCTACAAGGTACTAAAGAGCTTGTTCAAAGCACTTTCTAATCTGGCTTCCTCACTATAATAAGATCGACCCCTCGCTGGTGTTACCAGACTTTAGCCCTCCCTAGAGTAGCCTTCCAAAAGGTGACCTCTTCGGAGGGTTTTTTGTGATAACTGATAAAATTTTAGAATAATTCCAGAATCTTTCTAAACCTTTGATTAAACCACCTTGTCCTAATTGATACCAAATCCATAAAAGTGAGGACTTTTTGTATGAGTAACACAGATCTACGTAATAAACTCCGTGCCAAGACTGTTGGTGCTAAGAAAGATTTTCGCCGTACTGAGGTAGAATTTGACGGCTTGAACTACGAGTTTGTCCAGCCAACCCTCCGTGGCCGTAAGACTATTATCGAGAAGTCTCGTAATGCTGACGGGGATACAGATGATGTTCTTCTGTCTATCTACGCAGTTATTGAGTTGACTGTGATACCTGGCACAGAGGAGCGCATCTATGAGGATACTGACCTTGAGTCAATGCTGAACTCCCCAGCCGGTTCCTTTGTAGACGTTTTCGCAGGTAAGGCTGTAAGTGTAATGTTAGGTGCAGACAGCCCTTTGCCGGAAAGCGTCGGCTAACAAACGAAGAGATAGCTGAATTCCAGATAGCTGAGACACTCCATAAGTTCCATTATGAAGTTCTGGAAATGCCCGCCCAAGAGTTTGACAAGTGGTTCTCCTACTTTGAATGGAAGCATAAGAAAGAGCAAGCGGCTGAGAAGAAGTCAAAAGCTAAGAGTAGTGGAAAGAAGCAAGTCAAATTGTAAATAGTTTAACTACAAGTAGTTTAACTAAATTGAGAGGGAGCTTCGGCTCCTTTTTTCGTTAGCACAAACTAAACCTCCAAGACTCGTAATTGCTATCGTTAACAATATTTCTGGAGAATACTATGGCTGCTGACGGCCCGCAGATTAAAGGGGGAGTTGAACTTAATACTAAATCCCTGCAGGATGCTATAAAGCAAATTAAGCAATTAGAGAGATCTTTTCAGAAGTCTTCTAAGGGCGTAACAAGCTCTATGGATAGAGCGTCTAAAGGCATTGGTAACTTAGCTAAAAGCCTTGGAGGTGTCTCCCAGAAAAATCAAAAGCATTCACAAATAACTAAACAGACCGCTGCCGCCACTGATAGAGGTGCCGCTGCTAATAAAAGATTACAGAGTAGTCTTGCCAGCAACATCAATGCTGTAAGCAGAGCAGAGATTGCACAACAGAAATTAGCATCCCGTATCAAAGCATCTGCATTGTCTGAGGATCAACAGCAAGCCGAGCTTAAGCAAAGTAAGGCTGCGCTCGATAAACTTACAACCTCTATCACCACTTATGGAAGTAAGAGTGCTGAGGCTGCAACTAGTAATGCCTCATTCAAAAAGACCATGACAGGCTCTAGCCTTGCCGTAGGTGACGCTAACAGAGAGTTCCGTGGTCAGGGCATAAGAGACTTTAACGGACGCTTCCAAGACCTCACAGGCTCTGTCCAGTTAGCATTAGGCCCATTGTCAGGTATTGCTTCTCGTTTGGTTGCATTACAAGGGCTGTTTCGTCGTGGTGGTATTGAAGCGGCTACATTCTTTGGCTCATTGACAGCACTTACTATTGCCTTTAAAAATTCCTTGCAAGCATCCCAAGAAGCTGAAACTACATTCCTACGTACAGAGAGCGTTTTAAAGAACTTAGGAGCTACCTCAGCCGTTACAGCAGAGGAAGTGATGAAGATGGGTCAGAACATTGGCCTAGCCACTCTAACGTCCACTAAAGAGGCGAGAGACGCTGCCGTTGCCTTAGCAGGTTTTGGAGGTATTGCTTCCGATAGCTTTGAACGTATTATCACCACCGCACAGGGTGTATCAGAGCAGTTTGGCGGTGACTTAGTAAGTAGTACCAAGTACCTTGCCAGAGCTTTGCAAGATCCGGAGAGACGCTTGACATCTCTTGAAAGGAAGATTGGTACGTTTAGTGCTGCCGCGAAAGATCAAATGGATATTATGATCAGGCAGGGTGATATTGCGAGTGCTCAGGCTCTCATACTAGAAGAGCTGTCCGGTAGCTACACGCTTGCAACAGATGCTGCGGGTGGACTAGCGGGTGCTACAGACACAACTGGCGAGCTTATGACGAGTCTCTACGAAGAGATTGGACTCACATCAGGTGCAACAAAAGCAGCTACAGCACAATTTTCACGCTTCAATGACACCTTCAAGCAGATAATTCAAGGTGACACTGTTGATGCACTAGGAAGGTTATTGGTCAATGCTATCAACATTGCCGGTGATGCTGTTAACTTTCTTGCGGATAACACTGAGACTCTAGGTTTAATATTCAAAGTCCTTATCGGTAGCACTGTTGTAAAAGCTATACTAGCATTCGGAAGTTTAGGTCGAGCTATAGCAGGCGCAACGTTAGTTACCAGAGGTTTGGCGTTAGCGACCACGGCTCTAGGCATCTCAGCAGCTTCAGTCACTTCTGCATTTGCACCCTTTCTGCCCCTACTAAGAGCTGCAAAGATAGCAGCACTCATATTAACACCCGTAATAGGTACTCTTGTTACTAAATTTATATCTTCAGGTGAGGGTGCTAAGTCAGCATCACCTGAGATACTTGCTTATGCGGAATCTATAGATAAGGTTGTAGAAAGAACTAAAAAATTAGCTGGCATGAACCCAACACTAGGCTTAGCTGGTGAAGACTTAGAAGCTACGAATAATAAGCTTAGACGCCAACAAGGTATTATTGATGATCTCACGAATGAGTTAGACAGCTTATCATCAGACAACGCTAGAAATGAGATAAGGATGTTGGCTTTTACAACAGGTACATCTATTTCTGAGATAGAAGAAAACGCTAGTGTCTTTTCGGAAGTTCTTAAAGGCAGTATGGAGATCAGCGATGCACCTGAGAAACTAGCTGATTCTTTACAGGTTTTGGTGGATAGAGCCGAAGCTATCGGTGGAGATGCTAAAGATAATTTAATAAGATACCTAAACACTTACAGCATGATGTCTAGTCGCCAGATGGCGGTTGTAGAATTAACAGGCTCTCTAGAAGAACAAGAGGCTGCTATTGAAGATATGACAGAAAGGACTGCTGCACACGCTGCTAAGATTGAAAGACTGCTTGGCTTAACTAGGAACTTGGTTGAAGAGTATGACAAAGAAGCTACTCAACTTAAAAAATTAAAAGATCAATTATCCCAAGCATCGGACGCGCTCGACTTCTTCACATTGGAAGCTGCGATAGGCGGTGATAGAGCTGAGGAATTCGGAGAGAAGGCTGCAATCCTAGAAAGAATAGTTGCTAATCTTACAGCTAGGCTGGAAGAAGCAGAGGGTGCGGGTAAGGCTCTCGGAGGTTCTTACCTAACACTATCTAATAATATTTCAGATTTGAATAGAGAGTATAAGAACCTAAATAGTATCCGCTTTGGTGGTGAGGATATGTCTGCCCAGTTTGAGATACAGGATGCTGTTCGTGAAGCATCTTCAGTTATTGCGGACTTCAACAACAACGAGCTTAAAAATATAGGTGGTGATCTCAAACTTGTACAAGGTATTGATGAGAGTACTGAGAACTTCCGTACCCGAGTTGCACAAGCCTACGGGGAGCTTGTAGCTCGTCAAGCGGAAGCCCAAAGAAAGACTGATTCTTTTGCAGAGTCACAAAAGCGTTTAACAGCTTTCATGGAAGGACAAAGATCTACATTCCAAGCCATGAATGCAGAGTACGCCCAACTAGGGAATGATGCTGCTATAGCCGGTGAGCCAGGACAACTCCAAGCTCTGAAAACGGAGTACGAAGCCCGTAAAGCATTAATGACTAAGCAATCTGTTGAGATGTCTGACTTCTCGGGGCAATTAACATTAGATGGACTAGAGCAGGAGCGCCTCACCCGTATTGAAAAACTTAAAGAGATGTGGGGAGTTGAAAGAGACGAGTATAAAAAACACCTGGAGAATCTCAACGAAGAAGCTAAGAAGCAGAAGGTTTTTGCAGCGATAGCTGAAGGTGCTAAGGCAGCTAATGACACAGTAACAGGTGTTATGGATGTTATGAAAGCGGCTGGCCGTGAGCAAACTAAAGAGTATCAGGCCTTAGCTAAAGCACAGTTGGTCATCTCTACAGGCATGGCTATTGGTAAGGCGATAGGAAGCGCACCCAATCCACTAGCAGCCATCCCTGCAGTTGCTATCATTGCTGCGAAGATGGGTGCTCAGATGGCTGCTATTGACAATGCAATGGCGGCTGGTGGCCCTGTAACGGGTAGGGGGGGTCCAACATCTGATAGCATACCTGCAATGCTGAGTAATGGTGAGTACGTCATTAACGCTGCAGCCGTTAGGAAGTTAGGCTTACCAAACCTAAACGCACTAAACAGTGGTGAAGTTCCTACAGGTATGGCAGGTGGTGGACTGGTTGCACCAATACCTTATGAGTCTGGAACTTCAAGATCTGGTGGCGGCTCACAGGTTAACATAGAGATCGTTGATATGAGGGGTAGCCAATCCGCTCCAATAGAGACTCAGGAATCTATGTCACCTGAGGGCATAAGGTCTATCAAGGTGTTGGTAAGAGATATGGTTACAGGTGCGATGTCTGAGGGTGGTACTGATAGAGCTATGGCTCAGAATTATGGTATCTCTAGGCAGCCTAAGAGAAGATAATAGGAGTTATAAGATGGCAACACAAAATTGGCCCGCAGATGTACCGGAGAGTCCTCTCTTAGACGGTTACACAAGGCAGAGGCAGAACAGCAAACTACGCACGAGTGTTGATGCGGGTCTCGATAAAGTGCGTAACAGATATCGTGCAACGCCTATAAACATAACAGAGAGGTATCACTTCACTAACACAGAGAAACAGGACTTTGTGACATTCCATGATGATTCTTGTGATGGTGGAGCTGAAAGGTTTATTAAAAAGAACCCAGAAACTGGTATCGACTCTGAGTATAGGTTTACGGCTGAGCCTCAGTATGAAGTGGTGGGTTACGGCTCTGATGGCGCTATATGGAACGTATCATTAGCCATAGAGATTATGCCAACATAAGGAGCTACTATGCCATTAGTTAACGGTATTTTTAGAGAGAACTTAAGTGGTGGAGACTTCTTCCCCGCTGCCTACGCGCAAGAGACAACCAAAGTATTTTTACACCTCTTAGACGTGAGCATACTAAATCCGGGGGATACCACTTACACCACATACAGGTATGTTGATGACTACACACCTGTTACATTTAATGACGGGTCTGGAGACATCATCTACCAGCCCGCTACGTTTAAGTTAACACTTGGTAATGACGATGCAGACTCTACACCACAAGTAACACTCAACTTTGATAGTGGTGATCGTACAGTTATTAGGAGGCTTCGTGAGACTGATGCTAGGCCTAAGGTTGCAGTATCTGTTGTTATAAGCCCTTACAATACTACTGGCACTATTACTAGAAGAGAGATCGGCCCTATCAGCCTAGAAGCTAATGAGTTTGGTTTTAAGTCCACTCAGGTAACTGTTAACTTAGTTGTAGAGCCAATCTTAGGGGAACCTTGTCCGTCATCGGTGATGAACCCTCGTGATGCTCCCGCACTTTGGTCAGGTGTGCCTATATGACAGACTTCTCAAAGTACATAGGGATTCCTTATGTACGTGGAGGTAGGAGTGAAGAAACAGGTTTAGATTGTTGGGGGTTGGTGATTAAATTCTATTGGGATGAATATGGGATATTCTTACCAAGCTATCAGTCAATAGACACCTCAATAGACTCTATTAAGGACTCCTCTGATAAACTTCTGAAATCTCACTCTTATAGAAACTTTGAAAGAGTCCCCACCTCAAAACAGGGAGATTTAATACTAATTAGAGTGGGCGATCACCCAATTCATATCGGCATTGCCATAGATGATAAGAACATGCTTCATGCTATGGAGAAAGCTGGTAGCTCAGTAGAGAGGTTTACAGGACTAAGATGGAAGAATCGAATAGAGAGTATCCACAGATACAGGACGGGAGAGATACCTATAAACTAGTCTTTGCCAAAACACCAGTTTCTAAACCTACTATCCATGAAGTGGAAGTGGGTATTTCTATTGGTGAAGCCCTCCACCACATAGCCAAAGATCACATAGATAAAATTGCATACAGTGTAAACTCAGAACAAATCTTCGATCTAAATTACAAACCCCTCAAGGATGATAATGTAGCCGCTACTATCGTGCCCGGTGATCCTATTAGTGGTAACATTTTTCTAACATACCTGTTGGCAACTGCAGTGACTCTCGGGGCTACTTACCTCGGATATAAGCTATTTATGCCGTCTGTAGATGAGCCGTCTATAAACGAGCCTAATCGTCTTGCATCTATTAGAGGTATTGGCAATAAAGCTCGTAAATATGAGCCTTTCAGAGCCGTTATGGGTAAGCGTCTAATAGCACCTGACTATATTGCAGAACCCTACACTGAGACTCGTGGTGAAGAAGAGTGGTTTAAGTTACTACTCGCGGTCGGATATGGCCCATTACAACTTAGAAACTTTAAAATTGGTGAGACCCCCTTAGAAGACTACGAACACAATATTGCTTATATAGACCACTATGAAAATACTAATGAAGACTCTGTAAGGGCTTTATGGCCTTCCACAGTGATAGAAGAGCAACCGGGTATAGACCTTGAAGGGCCGTCCAGTGCCTATCAGACTGAGACCAGTTCATCTGTGATAGGCTATCCTAAGACTTCGGAAAATGCTCCAGATAAGATAGAGATCTCCTTCCTACACCCTGCGGGGCTAGTTAGGAATGGTGATCGTATGTATAGTATATCTATTGAGCATTCTTATACATTACCAATCACAACACAGGTTAATAGTTCAGAGTTTGGATCAAAAACTATATCCTCTGGCACTCTTATTAAAGTTGTTAAACTCAGTGCTACAAATGTTGATTCAGACTTATTTGGTAATGATGCCTACCTCAGACCTCAAGCAAATACAATCATTAAAATGAAGGATGGATCTTATCGTGTACCGACCTCATTGGGAAAAAGCACAGGAGATGATAATAGCCCGTGGGATAAAACTAGAGGTTACGGCATAAACAGGGTCGAGTCTATAATGAGAAGGAGCTACACCTTCCCCACCTCAGCTATCGTAGTTCGAGAGGGGAACTTACTGCATATTGACACAAGCAGGCTGACAGGACAGGATCGCAAAGCTTGGAGGACGAACCTTGATTACGATCCCGATGACCCAGATTCAGGGAACCTTTACGAAGAAGTCAGCTTTGGAACATGGGACGCTAATGATGCTTTAGGCGCATACGCTAGGCATGGTGATAGCTCACGTCAGCTTAGAGGGAGTGTGAGGTACACACCTCTCCATAAGTTTGGAGCAACAGCAGCACAAAGGGATTATGCAGGTACTGTATCAACTACGACTAAGAAGATGTTCCCGGAAGAAACCCCGGATGACGCTGCGTTAAACTCTAAGGTTATCCTATCTAAGTTTAAGACTATCAGGAGTCAGACAGAAGAACAGTTTCAGAAGATTCTAGGTTATGAAAAACCTTACTTAAGGTATGAAGGGGGTCCTGCACAAGGAGTGAGAAACTTCCGTCCTGTTATCATAGCTTTGGAAGTTAAAGCAACAGAACAGTTGTCAGGTATGCTTAAGAATTTCAACGTAGAAGCTACAGGTGTTGTGCCGTCTGATTGGAATGCCGATTGGAGAGATTGGCCCTCACTGTCTCTACAAACTTCAGAAAACCCTGCCGATTATTACAGGTGGTTACTGCAAGGCCCATTACAAGATGCTCCTATGGCTAATGATAGGGTTAACTTAGAGTCTATCCTTGAGTGGAGGGATCTTTGTGCGGAAGCCCCCCCAGAAAACACTTACGACACGGCTAATCAGTGGAGAATATCCTACGAAATGGTTGGTGAATCAACACTGCTGAAAGAGATGCAGAAGGTTGCTTTTACAGGGAGAGCAGAGTTCTCCTTCGATGATAGTAAATACGGTGTAGTTGTTAAAGATCGAAAGCAATACCCTGTTCAGATATTCAGTCCTAAGAATAGCTGGGCATTCACCTCTTCTCGTGTTTACCCCGAGGTTGTTGATGGTATTCGTTTTGAATTTGATAACGAAGATAAAGAGTATCAACAAGATCAAGCAACCTTCTTAGACCCTCTTGTACCTGAGTCATCGACGACAGGTAAGTACAACGCTACGACCATTGAAGGTGTACCTGATAGTGATATGGCATTTAGACTTGCCCGCCTTTCTTACTATGAGACATTCTTACAGAGAGAGCGTTACAAATTCAATACTGATGTGGAGGGTCTGGTAGCCCGTCGCGGAAGCCTTGTCAGACTGCAGCACGATATTATTGATATTGGTAAGGGTAGTGGTCGAGTCACAGAAATAGGATCTGACTATCTCAAGATTGATGAAGATATTGATATGGTAGATTCACTCGATGATACCTTTGGATTACAGTTCAGATTCTCAGATGGTGAAGTTCCTGAAAACCCAGTGGAGGGTGTGTACAGGGGGTTAGGAAGATATGATGTAGCTTCAGGTGACTTAGTGGGTCTCCAAGTAGGTGACTTCTTGATATATGGTGACTTGGGTAAAGAGACTCAGGATTGCCTCGTAGTGGGTATTAACTATGGTGATGAGTTAACTTGTGAAATTTCCATGGTCAACTACTCCGATGAAGTTTTTTAACATTGATGAAAACCCAGGTGTCAACCCAATACCTAATTTCGTATCAAACCTCGCTAATAGGGTAGAGCTTAAGCCTCCTAGTCCTCCATCACTATCTTCTCCTGACGATGAGGCAGGTATTAACATCGTTAAACAACAACTCTACTTGTCACTGGATTACAATATACAGTTACAAGCACCTGTGGATAGCTTCTACCTACAAGTGAGGTCTGTATCTACGGAGGAGTCAGACTACTTAGAAGATCTCAGTGTGAATTATGACGATCAGATGGGTTGGGAGTATGCAGGTGTTGTACCCTACGGTGAGAGCCTGTTTATCCTGCAAGGTGTAGAACGTGGTATTGCATATCGTATAAGGGCGCGCTCAAGGAGCCGTAACGACTTGTACAGTGCTTATAACACACCTGTCAATGTAATCGTACCACTAGACTTCCCACCACCCCCAGTGACCGCTGAGAGCCTTGCGTTTGAACATAGAAATGAGGGCACTATTGTTAGTTGGGATAGAATTAATGATCCCGATAGAGATTACTTTGAGGTTCGCACAGATACGGATGTTGGAAACACTGTAGGACTACTTGTAAGGTCTAACGATGTTGAGGCAAACATCGGATACATAAACACTGCAACAACTGTCTATGTCTTTCCTAGAACTGTTTACGGTGTGTATGCAGAGACTAGCCCATCTCTTGCGATAACTACGCCTGCGACTGATGTGATAGATACAGGTGCTATCATAGGATCTGAAAAAGACTTATCAATCTCGTTATCTTGGGTATTGCCATTTACAAACTCAGACCAATACTCAATTGATTACGTGACGGTTAAGCGTAGTTCTCCAAGTGCTTCGGTAGATTTTGCATCTGCTGATCTTATTGATGAGACACTTAGCACCAACCTCACACTCATTGATCAGGCTAGGGGGACTAACACGTTCTGGTTCCAGATAGTCTATCGGGGAGGCTTGACAGGCTCTGCAGTTTCTGTAGAAGTTGATGTGCCTTTCTACATTCCCGGTAATGTTGTAGCAAGGGCGCAAGTAGATGGTGCAAATGGCACTAGGATTCGTTGGCAAGCACTAGAAACAACTCCAGATTTCGATGTTAAGGATTTGGCGAGGTATGAGGTTAGAAGCTCACCCTTAACAATTGACTCTCTAGGTGTTCCAGATGCTCTACCAGATGCTGAATTGATATCAACAACAACTGAGACCAGCCTCTTAGTTGATTATTTAAAGGCGGGTACAGAGCCTACGTATTATGTGTATGGTGTTTCAAGATTTGCATACTACAGCCTGCTAGCACTGGTTCTAGAACCTACGGCACCTGACGTTAATACGGCTGAGAACATTGTCACAGTTCCTATTGATAACACTGTTGTAATTGATTGGGTTGAACCAACAGCTATAATCTACCCTGTTGCCAGTTACGAAGTTTGGGAGCTTAAGCCTGGACGGGTTGTCTATGACAAGATTGGTAATTTCTCTGCGACTTATGCAAACATTAGTCAACGGGAGGGTGGGCAATACTCTTACAAGGTTATAACTGTGGACGCAGGTGGTAATAAATCTTCTACTGTTGCAGATGCAGATGCCTACTCTGTTAGGGTTTTTGATCCTACTGACTTCACACTAGCATTTTTCAATGACACTGATTTCGGAGCCGAAGGAACTTATCAGTATGGTAAGCAAGGGCTGCTAGACGGATCTTCAGTGGGTTACTTCCCTGTCAGAAGCAGTAGTCCAGGTAGTAGTAGCTTCGACGACACAGACATAACATTTGACAGCACTACTATGAACTTTGAGGAGGCGGGCAATAATAAAACCCTCCAAGACAGGATCGATGAGGCTGCAGCAGCATCTGGAACAACAGCAGGAACTGTAACTATTCAGGATAAGATTGATAACGTAGGGCCATGGATTCCCCAGTATACGGCTGAGTCTGGGGAGTTCGAGTCTTATTACCAGAATGTCTATGATATGTTCGATGGTGATGCTGCAACTGATCTGTTCCTAGTTAATAATACAGTTAGTGTTGATACAACTACAAACTTGCTAGAGACATCTGTAGATGTAGATGTCAGGGTTTTCCTAGAGTTTAGTGAAGATAATTCAACGTGGACTGCACAGCAGGAAGTATCACAGGTTTTTATCACTGACCCCTTCCGCTACATTAGAGTAACAGTCTACTTTGACATAGACGGGGATACCACAGGAGAAGCATTAATAAGATTAGAGAGTTTAATCCTACAAGTTGATGTTAAGAAGAGGACTGAGCAAGGGTTATCTCAAGTGTTAGGTGCTGATGCTACCGCAGGTGGTACTTCCGCAGATGGCAACACAGGCGGTACCTTCATAGCCTTCCCAGAGGCTCTTGACCCTACTACAGGTCTGACTAGAAGTGTGTTCCTCGATGTTGATTCAGTAGCAGCTACAGTAGATTTTTCAGGTCAGAATGTGAGTCTTGACAACTTGATGGTGCAGACTAGGTTTGTAGACACCCCAAGGCCTGATGGCTTTTATGCTTATGTTGTGAATACAGTGTCAGGTGCTTTTGTAGACGCTAAAATTTCATGGATTGCGCGAGGCATCTAAGAAACATTTAGACCCTCATACAGTCTGAGGACTCAGATAATTTAAACATACATTAAGAGGTTAATATGGCAGCTAATTTTAACAAACCAGATCTCAGCTCACTAGAGGTTGATGCTGTAGACGAGTATAAGGAGAGGGATGTAGACATCGCTAAGATGTTTGATGGTACATCGTCTACAAACATACCTACCAACGCTATTAAGTTTGATGTGACATCTGGTGTACTACAGCGTAGAGAGGGGGGTGCGTGGGTCACTAAAGCACTAGATATCATAGACGCTACTACAGGTACGCTCTCAGTGTCTCGTGGAGGTACAGGCGCTACTACAGCTAGTGCTGCCCGTACAAATCTCTCAGTACCCCCTACCAGTCTTACTATATCTGCTGGGACAGGTTTGAACGGTGGTGGTAGCTTGTCTGATAATAGGACTCTAAGTGTTGACGTTGGAACAGACTCTAACCAAATTCCGCGTAATTCTGATTTGGGATCGGCTGCTACAACAGATGCAACTGCTTATGCTACATCAGCACAAGGTGATACTGCTGACAGTGCGCTGCAGTCAAGTGATGTGGGGACAGCTTCTACAAAGGATGTTGGAACAGGCCCTAGCCAAATTCCGATAAACTCTACCCTAGTACCTAAGTCAGGTGGTACATTCACAGGGGAGATCACATATTATGGTGGTGGCGGAGTGTCTACTAATACTAGCTATGGTACAGGCGCTCTTGAAGATAATACAACAGGGCTACAAAGCTCCGCTTTTGGTTATAGAGTGTTGTATAACCAAACAACAGGAGGCAACAACACAGGCTTAGGGTATAGGGCGCTACGTGAAAACACAATAGGTGACAGCAACACAGCATCAGGTTATGAAGCATTGCGTAATAATATAGGAGGGGATTTCAACACAGGCTATGGCTATCAATCGCTTACTATCGGCACAGCCTGGAACAATACAACGGGACTTGGTAGAAGTGCTCAAGTAACAGGTTCAGACCAAGTTCAGCTTGGCAACTCATCTACTACGACCTATGTATACGGGACAGTCCAAAACCGCTCAGATTTGCGTGATAAAACAGACGTGAGAGATACGATACTGGGGCTAGATTTTATCACTGCCTTGCGGCCAGTGGATTACCGATGGGATTTGCGAGAGGATTACAGGCCGGACGACCCAACAGAGCCATACCCGTTGGAAGATGACGCAACAAACAAAGAAATTGAAGCTCACGAGTTGGCCTTAGCTCAGTATGAAAATGATCGGTCCGAATGGCTAATATCTG